GTGAAGAGCCAGTCCTGATGTGGTCTGGGGAGTACCAGCAAAACGAGTACGCCAAGCCAATTCGAGAGGCATTTGCTTTAGCAATAACTAGCAACACGCCGATGGATATCGTTTGTGAAAGATTTACTATCAATGCTCAAACTGTAAAAAATTCTCAGGCTCCATACTCACTTGAGCAAATTGGAATCCTAAAGCAGATTATGATGGACATTGGCAGAGAGCCAGATGACATCTATTTCCAGTCTCCTGCTGATGCCAAAGCCATGTTTGAAAACCCTAAGCTAAAAAAGTTAGGCTATTGGCACAAAGGTGGAGAAGGACATGCACTTGACGCAATCCGACATGGTTTGCTAAGATTAGTAAAAATTGGTTGGAAACCACTAGATTTATTAAAATAAAAAGATATTAGCAAGAAATGCAATAAGTTTTATTTTTTTGTGTTAGTATGTATTAGCGACGAAAGGATGGCCTAGTGCCTGTAAATGTTGAACTGGATGATTCCGGTAAACACATCATCATAAATGCCGAATGGCGTTTGAAAGAATTATGTAAGAGTATCCCTGGAGCCTCTTGGTCAGCCAAAGAACAAGTTTGGCGTATTCCAACTTCATGGGCTGGATGTCTTGCTCTACGCTCTACATTTAGAGAAGACCTAATAATTGGTCCCAGCCTAGCTGCATGGGCATCTGGTGAGGTAGCTACTCGTATTACTCCATCTAATGAACTTCGTGATTTAGAGATTACAGATGATGGCGACGAGGACCTATTTCCACATCAGCGTGCGGGAGTAAAGTTCCTATCCACCGCTAGACGCGCACTTTTAGCAGACGAACCGGGACTAGGTAAAACTGCTCAGGCAATCCGTGCTCTAAAGTCTATGCATGACAAGGGCGAAGATGTATTTCCAGCCTTAATCGTTTGCCCTAATACTTTGAAAAAGAACTGGGAGCGTGAGTTTGAAAGATGGTGGCCTGGAGTTGATGTTCAGGTTATCAAAGGAACTGCTACTCAGCGTCGTGGTCAGTTTGAGCACCCAGCAAATGTTTATGTAATCAACTGGGAGTCCCTACGCACTCATTCCCGTCTAGCACCTTATGGCTCAATTGCTTTGGCAAAGTGTCCTGACTGTGGTGGACATGACGAGCGTGTTACACATTCCCGCTGTGAATCACATAAGCGTGAGTTGAATCTTATTGACTTCAAAGCAATTGTTGCAGACGAGATGCACCGCTCAAAAGACCCTAAATCTAAGCAGAGTCGTGCTCTATTTGCTGCAAGTGGCGATGCAGATATTCGTTTTGCACTTACTGGTACACCTATTGCTAACAACGTTTTAGATATGTGGGCTATCTTGCACTGGATTTCTCCAGAAGAGTGGCCTAGCAAAACCAAGTGGATTGACCGCATGGTAAATACTATGATGAACGCTTTTGGCGGAATGATGGTTCTAGGCGTAAAGCCACACATGGAGCAAGAGTTCTATGCTGCAATTAATCCTCGCATGCGTCGCATGTTGAAATCTCGTGTGTTACCTTGGCTACCAGAGATTATCAATGACCGTCGTGATGTTGAGATGTCAGCTAAGCAGGCTAAAGCCTATAAACAAATGCGAGACAATATGATTGCACTTCTAGAAAAGGAAGAGCCAGGAGTAGGCGAGGCAGTAGTTGCACCTAATCCATTGACTCAAACTATTCGTCTACTGCAGTTGGCTAGCTCATACGCTGAAGTAACTATTGGAGAAGATGGAGCAGAAAAAATACTTTTGTCAGACCCATCGTGTAAGGTAGATGCTCTAATGGAAGACATTGATGAAGGCGACTTCGGAGATGATTCTGTTGCAGTGTGTGCTGTATCTCGTCAGTTGATTGAATTACTAAGTGCTCGTATGACTAAGGCTGGAATTGAACATGGATTAATTACTGGTGCTCAAGATGAAGATGAACGCCAAAAGGCTATTGACGATTTCCAGTCAGGTCGTATAAAATGGATTCTATTCACCGCTCAAGCAGGTGGTGTAGGAGTGACCTTGACAGCGGCTCGCAGACTTGTTATGCTACAAAGACCATGGTCTCTTGTTGACCACAAACAGGCCATGGACCGAGTTCACCGTATTGGTTCTGAGATTCACGACTCAGTGATTATCACTGATTATGTAACCGAAGATACAATTGAAGAACGCGTTATTCAGGCACTAGATACAAAAGCAGATAATTTCGAACAAATCGTTCGGGATAAGAGCAAACTTCTCGAATTGCTAAAAGAAGAGAAGACTAAGTAAGGTAAACACATGACATATGATTACACAGGCGGGCATGGCCCACTAAGAGTTTCTAACTCAGAAATTCAAACATTCAAGGACTGCCGTCGCAAGTGGTGGTTAGCATATTATCGTCGACTAAAGCCAAAGCAACAGGAGTTTGTTGGCCCACTAGCATTAGGTTCTCGTATTCACGAGGCACTAGACCAGTACTATTCTTCCGAGGGCAAGATTGGTCTACTAGAGGCTCACTCTAATCTAGTAGCCGCTGACCGCAAGACTCTAATGGATGATTACCGAGATACTTCTGACCTAGATGCAGAGGCAGAACTCGGTCGTATTATGCTTGAAGGCTATCTACAATGGGTAGAGGACGAGGGTATCGATGCTGAACTAGAGATGATTTCTACTGAAGAAATTATTTCAATGCCAATGTTTGACGGTGCTGTAGAACTTCAAGGCAAGATTGATATGCGTGTTCGTCGCAAGTCAGACGGTGCTCGTATGTTCCGTGACTTTAAAACTGTTGGTGGCTCTTTTACTGAGTTCGGTGCAACTGCACATATGAACGAACAGATTCTTACATACATGACACTAGAGGCTGCTCAGAACAAAGAGGGTGAACGCTCTGACGGTGGTATCTTTACTCTAATAAAAAAGGTAAAGCGTACTGCTAATGCAAAGCCACCTTTCTACGAGCAGATGGAAGTTCGTCATAATATTTTTGCTTTGCGTGCGTTTTGGAAACGCTTAACTGGTAGCATAGGTGATATGCTCACAGTTCGCAGAGCATTAGACGAGGGCGTTGACCACCAGTTGGTTGCATATCCTCGTCCGAGTCGCGACTGCAAGTGGAAGTGTCAATTCTTTGCCATCTGTCCACTAGTAGATGATGGCTCAGCTGCAGAAGCGGCAATTGAAGATTCATATGTGGTAGGAAACCCATATGACTACTATGGTAACACTGAAGAGAAAAAAGGAAGTGAATGATGTCAAACGTACAACGTTCTTTGACCTTGATGGTCTATGGCGAGTCAAAGGTAGGTAAATCTACCCTTGCAGTCACCGCACCATACCCACGCCTAATGCTTGACGTTGAGGGTGGACATAGATTCCTCCCAATCAATGTAAAGTACTGGGACCCAATCCGTGAAGAGCCACCTGTGGCTGATGGAACCTGGGACACCGTAGTTGTGAGTGTTCGCGACTATGATGTGGTTATGAAGGCATTCCAGTGGCTACAAACTGGAAAGCACCAGTTCAAATCACTAATCATCGACTCAATTTCTGAGTTGCAGGTTAAGTGTATGGACAATATTGCTGGTACCGAGCAAATGAAGATGCAACAGTGGGGCGAACTACTTCGCCACATGGGTGCTCTACTTCGTGACTTGCGTGACCTTACAATGCACCCAACTCAGCCTCTTGAGGCTGTAGTACTGACTGCTATGGCTCGTAAGGGTCAGGATGGCGTATACCGTCCTTACCTACAAGGTCAGCTAGCAATTCAGGCACCCTACTTCTATGACATCCTAGGAGCAGTTACAGTGGAGCAGATTCCAAATCCTGACCCAATGCAACCTCCATACAAGGTTCGTCGTATGTATGTAGAACGTACACCAGAATATGAAGCTGGTGAACGTGTTCAAGGACGACTTGGAAAAGTCGTTGAACAGCAAGATTTGGGCATTGAAAGAATGCTCGATATGGTCTTCGGAGCGAAGGCTATCAACCCAACCCCAACACAGAACAGTTAGGAAATATAAACTATGAGTTCACTCAATTGGAGCGACCTAGTTAAAGAAGCTGGAGAAACCTCTAGCTTTGAACCACTACCAGATGGCGACTATGCCTTGAAGGTAATCGAGGCAACTGCAAAGGTGTCTCAGTCTGGCAAGACCATGTTTGCCATCACCACCGAAGTACAGGGTGGACCACACGCTAAGCGTCGTATCTGGGACAACCTAGTTGTTTCTCCAGATTCAGCTGCAGCACTAGGTATCTTCTTCAAGAAGATGGAATCCCTAGGTCTACCGAAGTCTTACTTCGACCAGAACCCAACTAATGCACAGATTGAAGCGGCTCTTCGTGACCGTTCTTTCCGTGGCCGTGTAGGTTCTCGCACTTGGCAGGGCAAGAAGAGCAACGAAATCAAGGACTATTTCCCAGCAGTCGTTGATGGTGTTGTTCCTAACGCAGTGGCATCAGCCCCTGTAGCACCTCCAGCTCCGGCTCCAGCACCTGCTGCTGCTCCGGTGTACGCATCTGCTCCTGCTCCAGCCCCAGCGGCTCCAGTGAGTTCGGCAGACGCTCCGTTCTAATCAACTAGGTAGCGGGGGGCATTGCCTATGCAGTGTCCCCCTGCTATTGATTAAGGATAAACATGAAAATTCTTTTGACAGGAATGGCATCTAGCCATGTATCCCCAAAAGCACATCTAACCAACTTTGGATTTTTTGCTGCTTTGAATGAGTCCCTAACTAATGATGGGCACGACGTTGAGTGGATGCCATCCAGCATAATTTGGTCAAAGGAAGATTTAGATATATACGATGCAGTATTTGTTGGAGTTGTTCCACCTACTGCTATAAGTGCCAATAGAGCATACGGTGCATTGAATGTAATTCAAAAACTATTTGGCTCAGACAAACTTAAATTGGTGATTGATTCGCCACAATACTGGGTACTTGGACATAGCCTTGCATCAGTTGTAAGACAGCCAGAAAAATTAGTTGGTGCTTTCTACAATAAACGTAGCGAGTATTCTTTAGCTTTATCTTCAGAATATCTTGACATCTTAGTAGATGCTTGCTCAAAACTTTTATCTGAAAAGTGGCCAACCACCATTTACCCAAGCCTCCCATGGAAGACAAACGAGTCAGTAGCAGAGTTACTACCCACTGGTGCATCAGAGTCGCTTATAGGTATAAACCTAGACTCTTTATACATAACAAAATCTACTCCAGAATTCTATACAACCACAGACCGATGGGTGACTACAGAGGCAAACGGCACCTGGACTAGTGCCATAGGGAGGACTATTCGCCACCCTATAGAGCCTATGAGGACATCTAAAGCCCATACAAATCAAGTGATATCCGAGACCATTTCCGACTCTATAGGCGTTCTAGTGGCCCCTCAGAGGCGTAAAGGAGGCACTTGGTGGTCATTCGTCTATGCTCAGGCAATGAATGAATTAACACCAATTGCAACCGAATGGAGAGAGTCTTCAAGAATTGGAAATAGTTGGAATGTTCTAGCATCCGAGATTGAAGATATGACTGCATTTGATAGATATCTACTTGCTACTAAGCAAAAAGAAGAATACTTAAATTCAATAAATTCAAACACCCAGAATAGCGTTCTATTTGAGACTATTTTAGGACTAACAAGGAAAGAAACAGAATAATGCCAGAAGTAAATTTTAATTGGGTAAGACAACAGTTAGAAGAAGTAAAAGCTAAAGTTGGTTCAGGAAACGCTGTTCTAAACTTACTAGAGACTTGGGCCAAAGATACAAAACTATCTCCAAATATGGCTAAAGAAGCTGTAGAGATGTTTAGTAAACTTGCTCTAAATGAGGCTCTAAGCTCGCCTGAGGCTAGTATAGACGAAGTCTGGGTACAGGCTAGAGCAGGTCAGCTAGTCGTTGGCGATGAAGTAAGAGTTGCAACTAATGCTTTTAAGGATGCTACTGGTGCTATCCACAACGGACGTAGAGGTAAGATTATTGCTATCCGCTACGGAGATGTAATCTTCAAATCAACTGATGGTAAGCAACCAGACCTTGAAGGCGTCCACTATTCACCAGACCGACTAGAAAAGAGAATACAATAATGTCTAAAGTAACTTTTGAATTAGAACTAACAGGAAAAACCCTAACTGATGTAAAAGAAGTAGCCTTAAAACGTATATCTTCTTTTCTAGAATCAGACGAAGATGCACTAGATAATTTAGTAGATACAGAGTATAAAGTTCAGCTGGGTGAAGGTACTTACAAAGTAACTTGCTACGCTACTGTAAAGAGAAGTATCTCTAGAATCTAGTTTTGTAATCCACGGTGACTCACCCTGACAAGTTAGACTTGTCGGGGTACAATCGTAACATGAAAGATTCCAGAAAAGGCGAGTCGCTTTGGTTTGAGTGGGATGGCTATAGCTACCCCCGTAAGCTAGAAGATAGCTCGATTATATATTTTACCTACGACCATGTTGACCTAGACCACGAAGTCGTTAGGCGAGCATTAGCATCCTCTATCCAAAGAGACGGAGTTGTTTCCTCTTTAGGTGATGCCTTCAAACTTTTAGACTCTGCCGCTATATCCCAAGGATATGCGGGCGAAGTAAATGGAAACTATCACCTTACTTTTTGCCAAGATGACGGCTCAACCATAAATGGAGATGAAGTCGCTGAAGTTCTACACGTTACTTTTGTAGAGGTGCATGACGAGTGATTACCAATCCTGAATGGTATGAAGATGCCGAGTGCGGAAAACTAAAAAATAGAGACAAAATGGACTTCTTTTTTTCTAATAAAAAGTATGAACAAGAGCAAGCCAAAAGTTTATGTTTTACCTGTCCCGTGAGAAAAGACTGCGTCAAGAGTGCTTTAGAGGAAAAACAAATGTATGGAGTTTGGGGCGGATTAGACCAGGGAGAAATGCGAAGAGCACTTTCTATTAACTGGGAAGGTCAAGAAATGCGTAGAGGTAAGTATCCTATCTGTGCTTACTGTGCATCACCAACAATAAAACTAAAGACTAAAACAGTAAAGCGTCCAACCGGAGGTCGTTGGTCGACTATGCGTGTAGTTGAATGCTCTAGTTGTAAATTTCAATGGCAGAGTAGAACTAGTGCAAATGCTGTAGATGCTTATCACGCTTGGTGAGCTGAAAGATTAGCTAAAGCTGAGCGAGATAAGATTAAAAATCAAAAGATTAGAGAAAAAAATAAAGCCAAGCAAGCAGCTAAAGATGCTAAAGCTGCTAGTAAAAAGAAAACTATCTAGATAGAAGGTCTTTGAAAGCCTCATCGTAAGTTGAGTATCGAGCAGCCTCTAAATTAGTTAGTTTATTATATACAATAAATTCATCCACCTCATTAGTAGTTATTTTTAAAATTACAAACATTATTTATTTTCCAATCCTAAGTAACTTCAGTATAATCTGTTCTACCATCATCAGCTGCTAACGTCACATAACCTGCTGTAGTCATTGAACCAGTTGTATTATCTGAATAAGTAAAACTAAATGCTCCACCAAAAGTTGGTCCATCAAAATAAGTTCCTAAAG